TGCTTTGTTCGCAACTAACTTTATCTGCTTGTGTAGGTTCTGGTGAAGTAACAGGATGGCTATGAAAAACTCCAATAATGTCCCCTAACTTATCTGCTTTGACATAATCTTCTGGATCAAGAATAAAGCATTGATTTGCTGTCATAGATAAATTACGACAAGGAAAATATCTTTCTTTACCTTTTATGTTTAGCACTAAACCAACTGCTTCTTTTGGATCTTGGTCTTTCGCATGAACCAATGCACTATCTTTCCAATTCATGCTATAAATGTTCCTATAGATGGAAACTCAGATCTTGTGCATTGGCGTTTCGGCGCACGAATACCAGCCATGTCAAAAACTGCTGCTAATTCAAACTGTACTACTAATCTGTTTTCTGCTGATTTACGATCTATGTAATATACCTCTCTTGGAAATTCTGCATTTGGATCTGGAGTGCCAAAGGGATTTGTCGCACCAGAAAAATTAGCAGCATCCACAAATTTTGCCATAGTTCTTATTCTTGTTACCTTTGCACCTGTCAAATCATTTCCAGCCGTAAAACTATTTGCAAGAAACAAAATTGCTGACATATTTGGGGTTCCCATATTGCTTATAGTTATTGTTGGTCTTGGTAATTGACCTTTCTGAAAAGCAAAACCACTTGCTTCTACAGGAAACTTAAGATAAGTTTCACCATTCCAAACAATATTTCCATAAGCATCAAGGTTACTACCAGAATGAAATCTAAATTCTGTCGTTACTCCACTAGGATTACCTGTTGCATAATTTAAACCTTCTTTTAAGTCAAGCCTAAATAACTCAATAATTGAAGATGGATTTATTTTAGATAAATCATCAAAAACACTACTAAAAGCCTTATAAACGACACTTCCATCGTAAACACTTTGACCTATAGTTTTTGTCCATAAAGGTTCTGAAGCACCAGTTGTACCTGCTGTAGTGACACGAAAAAACATACCGCCAACACCATTGGTAGGACAAACAATGTCACCTTGACTTTTAGCTGTATTAGCAGCCCAAACAGTAGCAACGGTCATGGTTCAAATTTTTGTACAAATGTAGCTGTTATCGTAGCTAAATTAGGTAAATCAATTACCTTGCTCCATTCTGGGCAAGTAAATTTATATGATGCTGTCTTTGTGATAGAAACATTACCGCTTGTAGTTACACTATTAGCTGCTGTGACTACAAAATCATCAGCATTAGTAATAGAAGAAACTATATAAGTACCATCAACAGAAGAACCAGAACTAAAGTCAATCGCTAAAGAATCACCAGCAAATAATCTATGATTTGTAATCGAAATAGTTATTGTCGTGCTACTTTGTGAGTATGTGCCTGTCTTAGTAAAGGCTTCTTTTGGTGGAGAGTATGTAAAACTTGCTTTATCTCTCGCACGTTCTTCCAAAAAATATTCAATGATATCTGACTCTTCTTCTGTAATATTTTCCCATTTTAAATTGTAAATTTTAGGATCTTGATTATTTGGTAATCCAAAGCCTAAACGATGCTCAAATCCGTCAGCAAAAGATACAACCTTGACTACTGGCTTTGATTTTTTAGTAACGCTAAATGAAGGTTCAATAGATGGAAAGTTTGCCATTTAAGTTAAAAGTCCTCCCGGTCTTTTTTGTCTTATCATTTCTGATTGAATAGCAGCAGCTAAAGCTCTGCCAAACTGTTGTGATCTTGCAGAGTCTCCTTCTACAGAGCTACCAGAAGCGTCTACATTTACAACAATGTTACCAACTCCTCCAGAAGCTTCAACTCCAAGTCTTCCTCCTCTACCTCTCTTTAGTGGCATAACTGCTTCTGGGCCAGCTTCTCCCATAAGCCCCATTCCATCTGCCATTGGAAAGATTGTGGGCCTTGAAACTACACCCCCCTTAGCATAAGGAACGATTTTATTTTCAGCAAAGACGTTACCTTTAGCACTTGGTTTTAGACCGGGGAATAATCCGAAAAACAAAGGCTGAACAATAGCATATCTGACAAGCATCCTTGTTAAATCTGCAATTATAGAGTTTGCAAGATCTCTAAAGTTTAATTTTCCTGTTTGTACAAACTTAACTAAAGCATCTTCCATACCTTTGAAAGCATTTACAAATGCTTCTTCAGTTTGTTTTGCAAGATCAAATGCACTTGTAGCAAAAGATTTTAAAGGAGAATTTTCACTATCTCCTAGACTTGCTAATCCTTTTGGTTTTGTACCTCCCTCAGTACCAGTATCTAAACCCTCTATCTTAGGAGGTTTAATAGTCATTTCACCTAAAGCTTCAAAATCTTTTTTAGCGGTTTCTGCTGTATCTTTAAAGCCTTTCTTTATAACATCGAAGGCTTTTTTAAATTCTAAATTAGCTATGTGATATAAGATCTTTGCCATATCAACTAATGATCTTGTTAAGAACCTTACAGCAGCGAAAGTTGCATATGCAGCAGCACCTAATATTTTTAATGTACCTGTTATCAATCCCATAGCCTCTTCAGACTGCAATATACCAAGAGTTATATCAGAAAATGCTTTTTGGAAGGCAGCACCAATAGGCAAGACAGCTTTACCTACTGCAAGTTTCATTAAATCTGTTGATGTTTTTAATCTTTGTCCAGCATCAGCAGATGAATTAGCTACTTCCCTAGCTGTCTCTGCAAAATCTTCATTCAACTTAGTAGCAAACTTCATTATTTGATCTAAACCAACAGTTCCATCTCTCAAGTCTTTCTGTAATTTTTCTAAGCTACTATTATTTGCTTCTGCAAATTTAACTACGGCTCCTGCCAATCTCTCTCCAAGCTGGCCTTGTAGTTCTTCCGCAGATACCTTACCTTTACCAAAGATCTGCGACATAGCTCGAATAGCAGATTGTACGTCTTCTGCGTTACCACCAGTTGCCTTAATAGCACTTGATACCCCAGTAAACACTTCTTCCGCATCTTCTATAGTTCCACCAGCACCAAGTACAGATGCAGCTAAAGTTGTAAATTGTTTTGTAGATGCAGCGATTGGTACATTTAATTCTCTTGATGTTCTTGCAATAACATTTAAACCATACTCAAAAGTTTCCTGATCTTTAGTGACACCAGCTAATGCAATCTCTAGCTTTTGTATTTCTGATGCGTATGTTGCAGCTTGACCAGCAAAACTAACAGTATCTATTGCAGCACCTAATCCAGCACCAATAGCAACTCCAGCCGGGCCACCAACTGCACCACCAGCAAAAGCAAGTTGACCTGTAGAGCCAAGCCCTGCTGTTGCTGTTCCAGCTAATGCTCCAAGTGCTGCTCTTCCTCCTACTGGTATTTTCTTAAACCTTGCATTTAACCTTTGGAACATTCCTCCTTGAGGTGCTGCTGCTGCCGTAACAGCGTTCATTTTTGCTCGTACTTTATCTAACTCTGTTGATAGTTTTTTATATGCAACAGTACCAATACCAACATTATTTTTTAATTTTGTTAATGCACTTATCTGTTTTTCAAATGCAACTTTACTTAACTTAGTATTTCCATGTACTTTGGTTATTGATTTTACAAGCTTATCTAATTGTGGTGCTGTTAGTTTTAATGTTTTGTTTAAATTTTTAAAATCCTTACCTATATTTTTTATGCCAGCAAAGCCTTCCAGCTTCATTGCAAGAGTGACTCTTTGTACATTAGCAGCCACTACTTCTTCTCCTTATTAAATTCTTTCAGCACAACTGATTCCATAAGTTGTAAACCTTCCAGCATTTCTTTGCGGTTATTCACATGATAAAGGTCAAACAGTCCTCCATCAAGTAATAATACCTCGTACTTTAATCCTACTACACCTCCAAAGGTTGTGTTCCATTGTGTCTGACAACGTAGAAACATATTTACAATATCCCAATTTTCTTCAAAAACCTCAAAATCTGTTTTTTCTTCTGGTTGCTTCTCGATTTTTACACCAAACGCAGCAGCGTCTTTTTGTGTTTCATCTATAACTTCTTTGCCACTCGAAGCCCAGTATTTAGCAGCATCAATTAGTTTCCCACTTGTGCAT